CGGTAGTCAGTCACAAGCTCACGCACAAGCGCACCTGGATAAAAGAAAATGGCCCTCTCTTCGATACCCTTGGCCATAATAAAATTGTCTTGGCAAAGAGAATAACGCTTTAAATTCCATGATATTTGAAAGGGCGAGAGATCTAGTTTGTTTCCTTTTGTTAGCTTAAGTTCGCACCAAAAAGATATGTTTCGTTTTAATTTATCATCAACAAAAACTCCAAGTAAATCAGGGATACCGGGTGTTCCAAATGTTTCTATTCTAGTCCAAGATATGTTAGGAGTTATTGATCTAACATTCTTCCAGAAAGTCGATTCCTTTCCTCGCTTTATAGTGGAAACTTTTTTCTTTCCTTTGCCTCTTATTGATTGCTTCTCTTTTCTCAACAATGCGAACTTCGTCTCCTTCGACAACGACAAGTTGGACTCCGATTTCTTTTTGTTTGGGTTTAAGTTTTGCCCCGGTGCCTCCGACTGATTTGCCATTTACTATTGTGCTCGGACCTTTGGAAGTCTTAACATCAAATAAATATACTTTCTTATTTTTGGGATTGAATACAACAATATCAATTGGACCTTGCTCACAGACATTACTAAATACGTAGTAGCCTTGTTCAAGGAATTTGTTTATCGCTTTGTTTAGGCTTATCGTTGCCTTGTACTGCCTTGGGTTCAACGCTCATATCCTTGTGTTCGATGATAACTTCTTTACGCATTTGTTTCAACATGTTATCTACCTCCTCCAAGGACAGACTATCAATACCTCTACCAGACTGTTTCTCTTTTTTCTCATAGTAACCAGCTGCTTTACCTCTACTGATCTCTGCTGCCAAAGCAGTTTTAAGATCTGGTTTCATTTCAAAATCAGATACATCATTTGTTGTAGGGTTCTCTGCACGAAGTCCTATCTCGTGGAGTCTACGCATATGTGTAGCAGGGGATATCTTGTATTTATTCCAAAGATCTTCTTGCAACCCTCTAATGTAAGCGTGAACTTTAGGAAACTCTTTTGGGCTTTGTAGCTTTGAAGCAGTTATTCTTGCAGAGTTCTTTTTATACCCTGCTAAGATTGCGCACTCTGTTGCAGTCTTTCTATTCTCTTGAGCTACTAGGTGCTCTGCAAATGCTATTTGCTTTGGTGTTAATTCATCTCGCATTTCTGCAAGTTCTTTTGTTAAAACTATTGGGTCACCGGGGCTTCTAAATTTCATATTAATCCTCTATAAAGAAGAAATTTTATCAAATCAAACAAAAAATATATACAAAATAGATGTGCGAGCCCCCTCAGAAGAGTATGTTATTCTTTCGAAGAGTGACTGAAAGAATGAATAATTTGTCTACTATTATTGATATACTTTGATAATAGCTTGTTGAAGAATGAAAGAGTGAGATTTGAAATATTTTAAAAAATATTTTTTTATTTTGAAAATATTCTTCTTTAAGGTATCTTGTTCTTTGTCCATGGTCAGTGGTTAATGATTCGCCCTTATCCTTTCAGCGAATCAGTTCTTTCCTCCTTTCTTCTATATTAACACCCTTGACCTGGGCATTGATTTATATATAATAATACCTATATAACATACAGAAAGAGGTTCATTATGGAAGAACAACACGTAAATAGGTTAGTACAAGCAACCAAAAATTCTCTGGACGAAATGTCAGTAGAGCAGCTAAAAGAAATAGAAAAGCATATTATAAAGGAACTACAAAGACGGACAATCAGAGTTCCAGAAAAAGACGATGGACATTACAGTAAAGATAGACCCTCGTAATAAAAAAGGCATGAGCTTTTCAAAAACTTTTATTGGGGATAAGAAAGATATTCTACCTTACATTCAACGATATATTCAAGAGCATAGCCACATGGAAGTAGAAGTTACATCTCAGGAAGAAAACCCTGATGTAACCCATGCAGAGTTATTCTTAGATTTACCAAAGGTCGAGGACCCCGGTCAACCATACAATGACAAATATATTTTACATAAAAAAGATGAGGCAAGTGAAGAAGAGATAGACTTGATTGTAAAATATGAATGAAAAAATAATAGAATTTAAGAAGCCAAGTCAAAAAAGAAAAGTATTAAAAGGCGATTCTTTTGTGGCAAGGCTCCCTTATCCTTTAACTATACATACATTCGTCGATTTAGCAGAGCGAATGGGAGTAGAGTATGAGGGCACGGTATTACCCGCACTTAAATACATAGAAAGAACAGTAGTAAAAAAAGAAAGGGAAGATGAATGATCACGGCAACACTTATATTTCAGCTGTGCTTACCTAGTGATGGGCAAGTAGAGTGTATTTTTAAAAAAGAAGAAATAAAAAGTTACAGTCTTTGCGAACAAAGAGCAGAGGAATTACAAGATGAGTTCTTTGATTTAGCACAGATGATTAACATACAATGCAGAGAGGATAGTAATGACGTATAATTTTGAGCACATAATAAAAATATTAAAAGAAAGATATAATTGGACAAGGGTACCTTTGATTGAGGTGAGATGGTGGGAGAAAATTCCACACGGCCCGAGTATGGGGGAGTAGGATGATAGACGAAAAAAATCAAATACAAATGTTTTTACACTGTAAACAATGTGTGGACGAACTACCTCAAGGAGTTTCACCAAGAGAAAATGCTAGGTTTGAAATAGGTTGGACAGTTCATGGCTTTCAAGCATGGTGTGTGAGACATGATTCAAATGTTTTGAATGTAGATTTCGAGGGGCATAGACACCCTGCAATAACAACTCGCACAAAGAAGGAAAATTAAATGTATAAATATTTAGATATACCGGGATGGTTTAATATGCACGACGCATATTCTAACATCATAAAATACACAGATGACGAACAAACTATTGTAGAGATAGGATGTTTTGCAGGCAGGTCCACAAGATATTTAATGGACGGATTGGATTATGCAGGTAAACACAATGTCAAAGTTCACGTCATAGATACTTTTGAAGGCTCTGGAATGGAGCACGCGGCAGTAGATTGTAATACCATGTACGACGATTTCATGAGAAATTTAGACGATTATATTCAAGACGAAAGAGTAATTGTCTATCAATCAAGGTCAGATAACCCCGATTTAATTAAGTCTTTTGAGGATAAATCAGTGGCGGCGGTCATAGTTGATGGCGCTCACACTTTAGAGGCCGTGGAGGATGACGTTTATAATTGGTGGCCCAAGGTAATGGAAGGTGGCATTATGGTTGGTGATGATGTAAGGTTGGATTCAGTCAAAGCAGGCTGTTATAAAGGTTTAGAAAAGCATGGAATTACTACTGTCACACAGGTTTATGGAGAAGAGGGATGGTTCGCAAGGATAAAGCACTCAGACTCAAACAAACTAGGGAGCCAACTCAAACTCATTCCAGGCGTAAACTCTATGAAGTTAGATGGCTAGACGCCTATGAAAAAGAAAGTGGTTGGCATACTTTAAGTGACGCTCTTAAAATTAGACCACCCGAAGTTCTCTCTGTCGGATATGTTCTGGCAGAGACAGAAGAATATATAATCTTAGCAGCTGATATTGGTTCGGATAAAATGGACAATGACGTTGGTCGAGTGCAGGTGATCCCCGGTCAGTGGTTGTTGAGCAAAAAAGAAATAACTTGAACATAGAAATACAAGAGACTTCGGCAGCCGTCGCTTGTAAATTAAACGAAGTCGGGCACTCAAGACTACCTCAACTTCATCCTAGTAATGTATGGAGATCTAAAAAATATATTTGTTTTTTATTTACGATGGATCAAGCAGTTGTCGGTGTCGGCATCTGGTCTTCCCCGGTAGCTCGTATGCTGAGTAATAAAATATTACTAGAACTCAGGAGACTAGCTCTGAGCAAACATTGTCCTAAGAATACAGCAACCTATGTCATGGCTAGAATGACTAAGAAAATCAAAGAAAAGTTCCCTGAGATAGAAAAATTAATATCATACCAAGACACAGAAGTGCATCTGGGAACTATTTATAAGGCAGCTAATTGGACCCCTGCAAACACTAGCGAGGGTGGAGAATGGTCAAGAAAGTCAAGAGGCAGAGCCAAAGCACAAACAGCTGTACCAAAAGTACGGTGGGAATATTCTTTAAAAAAAGTCAAGTAATTTATTTTAATTTTTATGTAGATATTGACTTTCAAAGTTTGATATACTAGAAGTTCTCATGAAAAATTACGAAGTAGATAAGAAAAACCTAACAGAATTTGAGCTCAGAAATCTCCTGATAGCTTCCTTACAAAATAAGATATCTAAACTAAAGTCTAATCCAACTGTGGTCGAAAAGCCTTCGGCTCAACAATAAAAGCCTTATCTAGCATAGAATCAACTTGGTCTAATAAGTTATCCCAATCCTCTTCCAGATAGCCATTCACTACCCCATCAGAAAAAGTCACCAAGACTTTACCTACTGTATCTTTCAATACCGGGTCGTACACTTGCTGTCTTTGGACAGCTAGTACGATTTTTGTTTTTATATCGTTCAACATAGCGTTGTCCTTGTAAAAGCGGGAGATCGAAACAGGGTAAATACTCCCGCTCTTATGGATATTTATATAGATTTTGTGGATAAAATGATACTAAAAAGTCAAGTAAATTTTTAGTACCCGCCTCGGCTGAAAGGAGGCCAAAATACAAAAAGCCGACCAAGGCGGGTTTTTTATACGTTGCACTTTGGTGTTCATCTCCAAAGTGTATGGTCAACGTACAAAACTTTTTAAACCGAGGGGCAGCTATTTGTAGGGATATGAGTGATACCCCTCGGTCGTTCATGCGAGAGCAAGATAGATCTCATCCATCTGCTTGGGAGGTAGACTTTTGAGATATTACTGATTCTCGCTATCAGTAATCAAGAGGAGACACCATGACTATGAAAAAAAGACCTGCGGAGATCTATAATAGGCGCCTCCTCCTCATTACTGAGGAGCAGCTATACTGCTTTTCTGTTTTCTTTCTTCCATTCTTTTTCAACTAACTGTGAAACAATGCCAGAAATCTTTTTATCAGTTCCTGCCATTTGTTTTAATTTTGCATGAGTTTCTACTCTCACAATAATAGACTTGTATCTAGTTGTATCGGTCATTTAGGTTCATCTCCTCTGATGTAGTCATCAACCAAACTTACAAAATCATTCATCTCAGACTCTAACAAAGAGAAATCTCTGTCTCTGTGAGTTTTAGTTAGTTGTTGAAACCCCGGTAGTTCTTTAGCTCTTTCTAAAGTTACTCTAGCTTCATCAAGTTCGTTATAAAGATCTACAAGTTCGTCGTCTTTCTCTCTTGCTAGTGCGTTTACTTTTCCCATTTCATTCTCTTTCTGTTTTAATTTATTATATGTAATATTATATAGGAAGTCCTACTGTAATGTCAACCCATTTGGTAAATCTATTTCAGAAACTATTGCGTTTCTTGCGGCTTCCATAAGAGGATCTGTGGGCAAATCACAATCTTTATAGCCCTGCTTGATCGTCTGGAAATATCCTTCTGAAGGAGGGTAAACTCCATACTTATCTACCATGGTGTAAAACATTATCTTTTGAGGTACAAATTTTTCCATGCCGTCATACCACTTGAAGTGATATTTTTTAGTGTAAAGATTTGGATAGCCCTCGTACCTATCTAGTGCTTTTTCACAATCCTCTGTGATTGTAAATAAGGCTCCTTTGACTGAGCCTTCCTTAGAACGTTGCACATCTGCAACACTTCTAAATACCAATTCATATCCAGGTAACTCAAAAGTATCTACATACCTTGCCTTGGGGCACCTCATCTTCATATGCTCGTGATTCATATTGGAACCATAAGCAAAGTAATATTTTATTTTTTCTTCTTTTTGCTTTCTATTAACCATTCTTTTAATGTTTCTCCTAATGATTGTGAGGCTAAGTCAATTTTATTTCGTAGACTAGCTACGATATTATCATCAACTGTACCTTCACATATTATATCTATGTAGGTCACGTTATTCTTTTGACCTATTCTGTGTGCTCTATCTTCTGATTGTATTCTTTTCTCTAAATCATAATTGTTAGAGTAATATACAACAGTATGAGCAGCTGTTAGTGTTAATCCATAACCACCTGTTTGTTGGTTGGCTACGAAAAAACGAACAGGACTTTGTGGGTCCTGAAAACTTTTTACTATTTCTTGCCTGTCTTGATCTTTGGTATCGCCAAAGTAAGTGGCAACACTATCTTCACCAAACTTCTTTTTTAAATTCTTTTCAATCTCAAAAATAGAATAACGATAGTTTGCCCAGATAATTACTTTACCCTCTGTCTCATCTAATACATTCAACAACTCATCCATTCTATTGTTCTTCAATGGTACCGGGGGTTGTCCGTTGTCCGTGGGCAGGTAGCCACAAGTAATCTGATGGAGTCGAAGAAGCATTGTCATTGTATTTGTAACTGACAAAGTATTATTGTTCAGTTGCGTAATGGCAAAAGTTTCTAAGTCATTGTAGGCTTTTTCCTGTTCTTTCGTCAATTCTACATGTCGGGGACTATAAACCTTCGACGGCAAATCTAAGCAATCTTCTTTCAAAACTCTAAAAGAAAAGAATGCGAGCTTACGAGACAACTCATCTAAGTTTCTAAAACCAACGACGTGATTAAAAGAATGAGTAGAAGAGTGACGCTTTACTTCGATTGCATATCTAGATTTGTATGCCCAATAAGAACTGAAACCTAGTAGATCCTCATCAAGAAAAGCACACTGAGAATATAAATCCATAGGATTTTTAGTGACAGGAGACCCGGTCAATATTCTTCTATACTTCGCTAGCTTTGCAACTCTTACAATATTTTTTGTGCGTCCTGCACTTTGTGTTTTAATCGTGGTGCTTTCATCCACGGCAACTAAACTACTTGTCGATAATAAATATCTTTCTAAAAATTGTGCAGCAGGCTTACTAGATAGAGCCTCAACATTCATCAAAAAAATATCTAAGCCATCAAAAGTTTCAGATAACTTATCAATATTTTTTTTATCTTCTTTGTTACGAGAACTTGGTGCAACCCAGGTTGTCACTCTAGTTTTGATATGCTCTGGTAAGTGTGCAGGTATTTCTAATCTTTCCCAGTTGCGATACACACCTTTGGGTGCGATGATCACCGCTGCATTAATCTTTCCTGCGTCATACAACATGGCAATATTATCTATCAATACTTTTGATTTACCTGTCCCCATTTCCATGAAGTAGGCATAATTAGTTTTGTCCCAACTACAACCCAATGCTTGTAATTGATGATTAAACGGCTTCGTCTTAAAATTCGGATACATGTTTTTAAACTTTCTAAGTTCTTTATATAGGATAACTTATATGTCTGTCAAGAGTTT